TTCGGAGAAGTCGAGATATTTCTGTGACATCGTACCAAAGTGCAGCTTCAGGGCGAGGACGCGCGTGTGTGAAAGTTCGCGTGCCACACATAAAATCTTCGATTATTCAATGCCTAGATTGAATGACACCGTCGTATGGACACATAAGGCGTGTGTGTGTAATGAAGTTAAAGCATTAATGAAACGACATCAGTTAGAGACAGGTGCCATGTACACTGAGAGTCCCGCAACGATTCTCCGTAACTTGGATAAGTTGGTTAAGGCGAATGGTGGATATCCAGTCCTCCAGCGTAATAGTTTCCAAACCGTTATTGAGCACTATTCTGGCACTAAGCGTGCAGAATATGAGCGAGGAGCGGAGAGTTTGGTTCTTAACCCACTTGATTTCAAGGAAGATGGCAAAGTGCGCATGTTTCTAAAGGATGATAAGTACCATCTTGACACACTTATGAATGACTATGGTAGTATAGCTGCTGAATTTAAGCCAGCGAGGTGTATACAGTTTCGTAACAAACGGTATGGACTTATCCTGGCTTCATTCCTTCAGCCGCTAGAGAAAGCCGTCTACGGATTGCTGGATAGAACTAACAGTTGCGTGTTTGCTAAGGGCCGTAATATGGACGAGCGAGCACAGGATTTGGCCCACAAGTGGGAACAGTTCAGTGACCCAGTTGCATTGTGCTTAGATCACAGCAAGTTTGACTGCCATGTCAAGGAGGAACATCTGTTCCAGGAGCACGCATTTTATAGCCGCTATTATCCAGGCAATAAGATGCTCAGGATGTTACTTAGGATGCAAGTTGCCAACCGAGGCACCACACATACGGGGTTGACTTACAGAACCTGGGCAACCAGGATGTCAGGAGACCCTAATACCGGGTTGGGCAATAGCGTCATTAATTATGGTATGCTTCGCGAATATGCTGGGCCGGATGCGGCCTATTACATCGATGGGGACGACTCTGTCGTCATTGTGGAGCGGAAGAACGTTCACAAATTAGACTTG